ATATAGCAGAAGCTATATCTTCTAAATGGTGGATATCTTTTAAAAAAACAGGTGGCAGCTTGCCACCTATTTTAATTCGTCTAACACCTTTAAAACATCTTCTGTTAATGTCATAGCTCTTGGGCTTGATTCTTTTCTCTTTATATATCCAGCCTTTTCTAGTTTTCTTAAATGTTCATAAACTGTACTACTAGATTTTAGATTTACCATCTTACATATCTCCCTAATAGTTGGGCTATATCCTTTTTCTTTTATATATGTATCAATAGCCTTTAAAATCTCAACTTGTCTTTTTGTAATCACAATATGCCCCCTTTACTCAACTTAATCTATAAATCTATTGTACAGAACATGCGTTCGATTGTAAAGGTAAAAAAATAAGGTGCAATATAGTATCAAAAATTATATAGCTATATTATTATTATTTAATGATAAAAGAAACTTAAATCCTTCCTCAAATTTTAATACTTGATACGAATGTTCTTTTAATATAGACATTATAGTTTTAAAATATTCACTGTCAGTTCGTTCTATATCATATATGAAAACAGTCTTTATCTTGTCCTTTAATTCATATGCATTATATGACCATGTTTTCGCTGCACTAATTAGATGTGATAAACTTTTTCCTTCAAATATAAATATTTTAATCCCATAATCTCCAATAACATAATCAAACTTAATATTATCGTCATATTTACCTGATATTTTTTTTGTTGAATACTCAATTCTATTTGATTTTAATAATTCTCTTATATATGCTCTTTCTTCATTTTTATTGAGACGTTCTTTTTTGTTATAGTCAAATCTCAAAAATATTTTTTTCGTTTTTTCAATAAAATCATCAACTTCATCTGTCCTATAGCTTTGCACAGAACCAAATCTGAATTCATTGACGTAATGCTTTATAAATTCTCTTATACTAAAATTATCATTATAATTCAAAATATTTCGTTCAACTGTATATTTAATTCCTTTAAGATATTCTTTTACAAATTCAATATCTAGTTCATCATCAAAACTTGCTAATCTCCTCCAATTAGTCGTAATTTCAAAAACTCTTTCATTGGTTGTAAGATTGTGAAATAAAATTCCTAAAGTTATACATTCATCTCCAATTAACGTTGTATAATAACTCAATACAGAAAATTCTATTATAGCCACAACAATCACCTCCTTATATTACTTAATATTACTTCGCATATATCTTCTAAATGAAATAGCCTATAGGTCAAATATTCAACTAATATATTTAAATCGCTTGAATTTACGTTCCACTGTTTAGGTATATCTGATATAATATCATAAAGTAGAGATTTTGTTAATCTAGATTTAAAATCTGTACAAGTTTCCAATAAGACTCTTTCATTAATAAACATTGATTGAAAAAAATAATTATAAACTTCTTTGTTGGAGTCTATTATATTAGTATCTTTATAATCATTGTCTTCTATACCCCGTAATAATGAATTTCCATCCCATATGCATTCATTTTTAAATACATGAGTATGGTCTATAGCATAAAATCGATGGTCATCTGACTTCAATGAAACTAATAAATTTCCAACATTTCTGTCTTTATTATAAATTAAATGGTCAAACAATAAAACTCTATAAAAATCCTGCTTATTTGATATAAACTTTATAACAGAACAATTCACTATTACTACTTTATCCAACCTTTTTGAAAAATAACATGGTCCATAATTTTCACTTGTTATTGATACATTGGCACTCACCTCAGTGTTATTGTCTATATAAGCAATGCCAGCATCAGGAATAGGTAACTTTAGAATCTTTGCAAGTTTATAACATATATATTCATTTACCAATGCCAAGTTTCCTTCTGTATTATTAAAAATTTTAATTACGGCATATTCTGAATTTGACAGAAAAGCATACAAAGGTTCTGTTGAACCATTTCCTACAGGAAAAAGTATTTTATCTACATGAACATAATCCAAAGATTATCACCTCCTTTAGTTGAAAATTCAAGACAAACTATAAAAATTATACTACATAACACTAGCATAAATTGTCGATATTTGTCAGTTGCCTTTCAAAATAAAAAAGAAGGTAGAATCCAGCATAAAACTAGACTCTACCTTTATCTTTTGAACAGTATTTATAAAAATTATCTAAAGACATATCAAAATAATCTGCTATCTTTTTTGCAATACCTATTTTCATACTATCAAAACTTATTTTCCCAGATACGTAGTCTGAAATAGTTTGTTGAGGGACATTTATTGCCTTTGCTAGTTTATATCCTGATACATTCCTTTCTTCTAACAATTTTTTTAAAGACATTTTTCCCCTCCTAACTTTTTTTAATGAGCAAATTAATTATTAATAACGTAATTCCTAGATGAAATAGTATATCAAATACTTTGTATGGTGTTAATAAATGTAATGCCTGTACAATCAATAAAACAATTAATAAAATATTTTTTTTATTCATATTTTATGCTAGACGTGATATAATATTAAGAAAGGGTGGGGCTTTCGCCCCGTGTTAATGGTCGTTCGTATCTTTTTTGAAGAGCGTATACACTATAGCGATAGTGCTTACTACTTCAAAAACGATATGAACGACTTTTTCAATTTCGTCTAGCAATTAATCACCTCCTTTACATTTATATTATACCGAAAATTCAGTATAATGTCAATAAAAATTTTTTTATTTTCTTTCAAAAAAACAAAAAAGACTAGGGCATCGCACCCTAGCCTACACTAATACCTATCAAAAAATTAGTTACCTTTCTTATCATCAGCAAATCCTTTATTTTCTGTTGTAGGATTATTAATTATACCAGCTATTACTAAAATACTTAATAAAGCTTTCCAAAGTTCTTCATAATTTGTAGGCAATACATCTAATCCGAAAGCTTCTAATAGCATTGGAATAAAAGCAAATATAGCAGCCCACAATCCGTAATTTTTCCATCTATTCATAATTTACACCTCCGCAATTTTCTTTATTTGACTTAATCTATCTCTTAGCTCTTCTACTTTTGTTCTTAAAGCTTTATTTTCTTCTCTAACTGAAAAATATAATTTTTTGTAGTCTACAGTTTCAACTTTTACTGCAAGTATTTTATTTAATATCTTGAGTATTCCTTCTCCGTAACCCTTTCCTGGCCATGCCCATTTTCCATTAAGGTCAGTTACATAAGGAGCTGTTCCTAATAATCCTTTATCAATAAGTATCTGGTATCTTGGGTCTACTATTTCTTGTACTGGTTTTTCAGTAGTTGCATAACCTTTTAAGTGTTGTATTTGTGCTCTTACTCCAATACGTGGTGTTGGGAATGTAGCACACTGTCCTTTGCCATTATTATTTAATGCTCCTATACCAGCAAAGTTATTTTGTTTAGGCTGAACTATACCACCAAATCTAAAAAAACCTGTTTCCTTCAAAGATTGTGCGAACGCTATATCGCCTCGAACACCTTCAATTTCTCCTTCTTCTAGGTAATAACTTACTAGTTCATCAACTGTGCAATTAATTTTAGGATTAGGGTTTATAGATAATAAATACTTTTTCATTTGTTCTGCAGTTGCTTGAGCTTTACCTAATATCCTAATTTTTTCTTGTTTATTTTTCTTAAGTGCTTCTAGTTCTCTTTCAACATCTATTAAGAACCCTCTCCAATTTTCCCAATTATTTTTAGCAAATATTCTAGGACATATTTTACCATTCCAATCATAATGTCTCTTAACTCTATCTATTCCCCATCCTTTTTCATATAAGAGCTGTGCTACTAGCTTAGTGGCATTAACAACTGTTTTCGCTCTATCTCCACTTTCGCATATTTCTATTGCAATAGATTTTCTATTTCCAGTTCCATTATTTCCATCTCCAGCATGCCAAGCAACTTCATTTAACGGAATAGCTTCTACCGCTTCTTTTTCATCAATAGCTATATGCCAGCTTGCTGTTCTATGATTGTTTTTATTTACTAGCCAATCTCTCTCATTTTGAGCAGTACTTCGAGGATTAGCTGTACTATGAATTGTAATATATTCTGCTTGCATTTCTAATCCAGGTCTCCTATTATAAGGAGTATCCTTTGGAATGTGTTGTATTTTATAATTCACTCTACCACCTTCCCAAACTTTGAATATACCAAATAAAAAAACCTATAAGTGATGTTGCACCTAACATCACCAAGGCTTTTATCCAAGCAGTTAAACTTTCTATTTTTTCTATCAAATTTTGTATTTTTTCTCCCATTTTAGCATCATTGATTTCGAGCTGCACAATTCTACTCTCATGATTATCTAATTTTTCCATAATCTCTTCATGTCTTTCACATACACCCACATATATTCACCTCGCTTTAATAATAAAAAAAGAAGGGCATAAAAAATACACCCTTCTAGGTGTTAATATCCATACTTTGCTTTTTCAGCATCTCCCCAAGCAATGCATTCTTGTACATACTGTAAATATTCTTGATATTTTGGGTCATTAGGATTTTGTAAACCTAAACGTTGCATCTTAAATTCTGCATTTATATCATATCTTTCTCTAATTTTAGAAATTACTTGTTTATTTATTTCTTCTTTTGTCGGTGGAATTGAAGATAAATACTCTTCTAGTGTTTGAATAATTCTTACATCAACAGGTTTATCATTTTCATCAAACACAAGCTCATATTCTTTTGCATTTAATACTTGTTGTACTTTTTCTGCATCCTCTGTATCATGCAAAGAAAATGTTGCCATGTTTTCTTTTAAATCAAGAGCTTCGTTTGGTGGCCCTTCTGGGAACATCAAATTTGTTCCAGTATGATATAGAACTTTTTTTGTATTCTTGTCATAAATTATTTTCATTATCCCCACACCTCCCATTTTATGCCAACATTTAATGTACCGCCTGATGACATATCATTTAATATTTCTATATTTATATAGTTTCCTTCTATCCATACATTTCTTACGCCTAATGAATTATCGTATAATGCCCAATAACTCATATCCAATTCTATATTATAATTTTCTTCTTTTCCTAGTAAAAAATCAGTCTCATATTTTTTAGTCATTATTCCCCAACACTTAGAAATTCCCATAGTCCCGTACGCTATTGCGTCTAATTTATTAGTTGTAAAAGTTATAGATGCTGCACTAAATCCGCAAGCACCTTTACTATTACTACCACTCAAAAGTATAATACGTCCTGCTTTATAACCACTTCCAATATATATTTGTTTTACTACTCTATTATTGCCTGATATTGTTTCATTAAATGCAGTACGACCTGCATTAAACTTAAATCCCAACTCACTTGCATGTTTTCCATCAACTTTGTCCGCATTACTTACAGTTGAAGTAATATCACTTCCTGAATGTTTGTGTCCAATAGGGTTAAAAGCAGAAGGTTTATTCAGTATATTATTCCAATCCCGGATTTGGTCTCTGTGCCAACCATCTAACTTATCACTATCTGCCGCCTTTTCAGTTTTCCCTAATTTGCTATTAGCAGTATTCAAAGCTACGACTGCTTTATCATATGCAATTTTTACTGCTTTACTACTTGCTGCAGTTGTACTACTTGTACTAGTCACACTATCTGATACAGCTCTTTGTGTTGTTATATATCCTACATCATTAATTAGTTGACTTAATTTTGTCGGCTTGATGCTTTCAGCATATTTCTTTGCATTCTGTTCTGCCGCATTAGCTTTTGCTTGAGCTCCCGCAGGTGTTTCTTTCGCATTCCAAGCATTTTTCTCTTTATCAGTAACAAATCTATGAGTACTATCTTCTACAATCATAGTAGCTGGATGTGTAGGAGGATGAATGTATTTATTTGCCCCTGGTTCTATCCCTGTAAGCTTTGTTTTATCTTCATCAGTATAGTCGTTTGTGCTTAATCCTTTACCTTCTTCTTTATCAACTTTTCTGTCATTTCTGTCATTTAATTTCTTTAATTCAGCATCAATAATATCAGCATTATTATTAAAAACTTCAACATTATAATTCTCATTTGGCAATGGCTTTTCAAGATTATAGTTTTTGGTATAATTAGGCAATTATATCACTCCTTCTCTCAAAGTTTGATGTGTGTAGTTACTAAGTGCTTCATGGGTATAATTCTTCAATTCTCCATGAGTTCGATAAGTAAATTCAAAAGTATAAGTTAAATGAGCAGGTTTAATTTCTTCTATAGTTAATTTTAAGTCAGCTATGTTTCTAGGAATACCAATGGTACTAACAAACTTTATAATAAATCTATAATTTTCATTATCTTCTATAACCTCAACTTCACCATTAGAGTAAGAGCTAGCTACTTCTTTTATTATCTGCTTTGTTACGGTACCTGTCCCTCTAATTTTAGCTTTTATTCGTTCACGCCTAAATTCATAAGGTTTACTTACATCAACTGTTAATCCATGTATCTTTTCATATCTACTTAATAAATCAGATGCTGTATTTATAAAACATTCACTAATAGTTTTGTTAAGCCCTTCACTAACCTTCTTAATCTCTGTTCCAATAATACTTTGCAATTCTTCCATTGTAAGATTGCCATTATAATACGGAGGCAGTAAATTCATTAGATTCATATTATACCACCTCTGTTAAGTTTATAGTTCCTGCTATCGGTATTTCATCATTACCAATTGTTATATTAGATGTACCTTCATTGATAAGCAGATTAGAGTGATCATCAACCCCTTCTGTAGCAAGTAAAATGCTCCCTATTTTAGCATAGCTAATTGTTATAGATGTACCCTCATTATATGCATTATATGTTTTAAATACTGTGCTTTTAAGATATTCTATAAATAAATTTGTAAAATTTGTTACTACTTCATTTAATGTTTTAGATCTATTTAATTTAATATTAGCTGATACATTTATTACCTTTTCGATCGGACTATCTACTGTTACTGTTGCACCAATTGGTCTTACACTTTCAATATACTCGTATACAGATTGTTCCAGTGTTTCGTCTATATTCATATCACTATCAACAATTAATACTTTAACCGTTCCTGGTCCATTCCAGAGTGAAAACACTTTTGCGCCTCCTACACCAGGGACCTCAAGTGCCCATTGTTTATAATGGTTTGCATTTCCACTTGTAGCTGGTTTTTGTAAATAAGCATAAATTCTTCGGCGAAAATTATCGTCTGTTTCCTCATCTTCTCCGCTAATAAGAATATCTGTTAATGTAGCAGTAATACCATTTACATTGTCAATATTATTTAATTCCCCTGTATAGATATTTCCTATCTCTCCGTATTGCTCGCATTCAGCCTTATATTCTGTATCAGATATTTTTTCAATAATAACATATGTTGTATCTTCTAATCCCCATCTAGTTCCTATATCTACTGGGCCTGTTGTAACAATTTTTCGTATCGCTTTTGTAGCAGGTTTCCTTGTAATGCCATAATCAGCAGCTTTTCGGTTTAAATATTCACCAACTGCAGTATCTACAAAAAACAGATCTATAAAATTATTAAGCTTAAAATATGTTTCTGCTAATTTATAAGCACAAGGAGCAAGAGCATCATAGATGATAGAGCCGGGACGCTTATCAACATTGTTAGGAACTCTATTTAGCATATCGTTTAATATATTTTCATATGTCATGTCTTCCCACATCAGATAGTCACCTCTTTTGTGATTGTTAAATCACCATAAATGCTTGTAACATCAAAAGTACATAACAGTTTATCTCCATTTATTTCAAACTTAAAATTATCAACACTTTTTATCCTCTCATCTTGCAAAAGGCATTCTTGAACTCTTCTTTTTAGTTCAATTTGTACATATACAGGATCCTTGCCTATAAGACTTTCTAACTCAATACCATAATTAAAGCTATATATAGGATACTCATATTTTTCAGTGTTAAGTACCTTATATATAGCTTGCCTAACAGCTTCTAGCTCATCTATATAGCCTTGTATTTTATTATCTAATAGTTTGTATGTTCGGCTTGTTTCTATACTTTCTGTCGTATCTAATTCTATGCCTATAGACGATTTAGGTATCATCTACTCACACCCTTTATTTTTATGTTTGATATGGTCATACCGTTTGTTACTGTTATTGGTTCTATTTTTACAGTCATAGTATTTAATACATTAGGTATTCCCAGTATTTCTACAATATAAAATTCCTGTCCACCATGATTCCTTATAAGTCTTACTTTATCACCTGTTTTAACAAAGTCTTTTAGATTGCCCTTTATAAGCTCGTTTGGGATAGTCAGCTTATCGCTAATTTTAACACCATCGTTTACTACTGTACCAATCATAAGACTTGTTAATTTTGCATTGTTAAGATAGTTTTTGATTATTGTTTTTATCTCATTTATCATATCATCACCTCTAGACTCATTGTATGAACAGGAACAAACCCATGTGTAACTGATTTAACTATCAATCTTCTGTTCAACTGAATATCCTCAATTTGCCCATAAAAACTGTTTCCTGCCCTAACTCTAGTATCACCTAAGCATTCTAATGTAAGTGTCTCTAATTCCCTGTTATAAAGCTTTAGTAGCATATCAGCCTTTGATTTTGCTTGAGATAAATTAGCATTCTCCATAATTTCAAAATACTGTAGCAGCCCAAAACGTTCAATTGAGCTTATATCTTTTGCATCTTTTATGCTGCCTTCATTTTTGACAAGAATTTTTATATAATTATAAAAACTATCATCAATAGATTTCTCATATTCAAAGTCATAAGCAAGACTTTTATCTCCTAAAATTAAATTAAGAGCTAAATCTTCTAAATCTCTAATTGCTATGCTCCCAAATTCATCTCTCAAGCAATACCATTTGCCAGTATGAGTCAATGTATCGTTTATTGCTGTATAAATTATATCAAGCCATGTCTTATCGTCCTGGACGCTTACCGGAAGCCTGTAACCTGTGTCAGTTAAGATCCCTTTTCTCAAGTTAAAGTAATTACACATTTTATTGACCAGAGTAGTAACTGTATCATTCTTTACTACAATAGTATCCTTTGCCTTGCAATATCTCAACTGATCGTAAGCTGTTACTTTTATTTCTTTGCCCTTATTTCTACTATACTTGAATACATAACCATAAAAGATGTTTGCACCATTGTATCTAAAACGAACTACACTGCCATTTTGAATTACCAACTCATCATCAATATAAGAAAATTCGAGCTTGCTACATCCGTCATTGAAAGTATCTTTCCATGAGACAGACTTCACAAGCTCGCTTATTTCGTATATTTTTCCGTCGACTTCCACCAAAAATTCCATATTCATGCCAGAATCACCAACTTTTGTCCTGCATATATAAGGTTAGGGTTTTTGATTTTGTCTTTGTTAGCATTAAATATTTTGGTGTATTGGGACCCATCCCCATAATATTTCTTTGCAATTGCCCAAAGCGTATCACCAGATTGCACTATATGTGTTCCATTACTTTTAGGATTAACTTTTGGAACTGGCATTATTTTCTGTGTTGATGCTACAGTTCCTATAGGAGTCGGTGTTACTACAACAAACTTCTTACCATATTCTCTATATTCAACTAGCTGAAAATTAATGTACTTATCTCCTTCCTCCCCTGCTTTTTCGGTAATCGTTAGTTCTTTAATCAGCACAAGTGTATTGATATCATCACCTACACCGTTTGATGCTATAAATCTAACAGGAGCTTTTTCATCTCTCCATCTTTGAAATAAATTGATGTAATAATCCGGTTCTCTAAAACCTCCAGAAGTCTCTACATAATGAAGTTGATTATGTGGAAATTCACATTCAAAACTATATTCTTTTAATTCCATGTGGGTAGGTACTGCAATCTGTCCCAGTTTCAATATCTCGTATTTTTCTATTGCTTGTATGCTAGATATTTCAATTTGTTCTGGGTTAACAGGAAGTCTATATGTTGCATTATCTTTGTCAAAAAACACTGCGTAACTACTCATTAAGCATAACTCCCTTCTGCAGCAGTTGCTATTTGTTCCTGAAGTATTTTTCTTATTCTTCTAGCTACCTTATCTACGTCTGCTTCTTTATGAACATCTCCAAAACTTACTTGTATATTAGGTGCTAATGTTGCTGTACTAAATTTATTGATATATTCTCTTTGTGCTATGTCTTGTAAATATTTTAAGTCCTCATCAGACATATCAACTTCAACTTTTCCATTAGATCCAATCCCTTCGATTGTAAGAGGGTTTCCTTCTGTTCCAATATTGCTTAAATCAAATTCTTTATCTTCTTTATCTGTCATTAAATCAGTAAGAGATGAAATTTTATCTTCTACCTTTTCCCCAAATTTATAACCTGTATCCCACACTTTACCATATTCGAATCGATGCTTGATTATAGGAGCTTCTCTATTAATAGTAATAGCATCTTCATTTTTACCCCATTTAAGAACTTTTTCTTGCAAAGCGGAAAGTCCAGATGTCCAGTCTGTGCCAAATATTGCATCAATAATTTTTGTTACAACTTTCCCTAATGATAAGAACCATGAAATAATTTGTCCGATCAAATTGGCTACAGCGCCACCAAAGCTATTAAATCCACCATTAGCAGCATTAAGAACCCATTCAATTATACCTATAAATGGTTCGACAAAAATTGTCCATATTACTTGTATTAACGAATTCATTAATCCAATTACTACATTTCCAATAAAAGCTGCTGCGACTATAACTGCCCCTATAATTATACCAGTTGCAGAAATACTTGTCCCAGTTAATTTATTTATTACAGCAATAGCTGCATAGAATACCGCTATAAGAGCAATAACTCCAGTTATAATCCATGTTATAGGACAAGCTGCAAGGGCAGCGTTAAGACCATCTTGTGCCCAAATTAAAGCAAATATTGCAGCATATTCTGCCCAATCTAATGCAATTTTTTTTGCCTTATCTGCTATTGTTTTTAAAGTAGTTAACCAAGCAATACCCATTGTTGCATTATATACGATTAAAGCTCCTATGATACCCCAAATTAAAGGCTCTATTATACTCCAATTATTTGCAAAGAAAAAACCTATTTTTGATATTATATTAATCAATCCACTTGCAACTGTTGACATTATGTAAAACCCTTTAATTAGTCTATCAATAAACTTATTAAAACCTTCTGAATTAATGAGTTCGTTTGTTTCTTGAATAACTGGGTCAAAAGCTTTTAATCCATCGTTTTTTATCCTATTCCATACATCTCCAAACGTCATAGGCATTGTTTCAAATTTATTATTTATATCATCTGCAGCCATAAATACAGCATTCTTAATTATATCGGCTGTAATAACTCCTTCCGCAGATAATTCCTTTAATTCTCCTTTGCTTTTACCCATATATTTTGCAATTGCATCAGCTATTATTGAAGCATTTTCCGTTATTGCTCTAAATTCATCTCCCTGTAACCTTCCGGCTGCCATTGCCTGACTTAATTGTAGTAGCGCTGAAGCCTGTTCGCTTGAACTTGCTCTTCCCACTTTAAATGATTTTTGTACTAGCTCTGTAAATGCTATCAGTTCATCGTTAGATTTGAATGCATCACCTGCTAATAATCCCATTTTAGATATTGCATTAGCCATGTCTAAATAAGATCCTCTGGATCTATTGGCAGCAGCTAATATCTTTTCTTGTAATTCTGCTTGAGTTTGCAAACCGTCGTTGATTAAAGAAAGCCTTGCTGCAGTATTAGTATACTCATCTGCTATATCTATACCTTTTTTGGCTACAGCAAAACTTAAAAAAGTACCTATTAATTTTCCTAGTCCAGAACTTGCAATATTAGCACTTGCACCTGTATCTTTTAATTTTTTATTAAATTTATCTGTTGCTCCACTTGCTTTTAATATTTGATCTGTTGCAGTTTGAGTTCTCTTTTCAATTTTACCAATAGTTCTTGAATAACCATCAAATAGCTTAAACATTGCCTTGAGGGTTGCCATTATCTCCCCCTCCCTCTTCTAGGCGCTCTTACCTTTTTTATTTTATCATTCTGTCTTTTTTCTTCTTCTATTCTTAACTGAATACTAGCATAAATGAAAGCTTTTTCTCTTTCACTCATATTAGCTAAAGTAGAAGGTAATATATGGAGTTTCTGAAGGGCAAAGTGAGCCAAGTTAAACTCGGCATCACCTTGCCTTATTCGTTTTTTACTTCTTCAATCTCCTCATTTATATCAACATCCAATCCTGAAAGCTTTTGCACTGCTTGTGCCAATTCTGCAAATTCGCCGACATACAACATTGTTTTAAGTAACTCTGCTTCTCCTAATACACCATAAGCCTTCTGCAATTCTGCATTTTTCAAATCAGGAAATACAACTGCACTCGCTGTTAGCTCATGAATATAGCCCGTTCTGTCAAATGTTTCATTTCCTTTTTTATCTCTTTTTGTATATTTTTTAATTAATTGTTCGTTTTCTTTTTGTGTAATAGGTCTGATTACAAAAGGAACAGGTTTACCATCTTCTTGAAAACGATTAGATACTATAACTTCTTTATTTTCTACCTGTATAGGGTTTAAAAATGCTTTTAATGAACTCATGTTATCTCTCCTTTTCTATTTTTTAGATCGAGTAGGAGGTAGATGATTAATTCATCTACCGACCTCTCACACCACCGTACGTACCGTTCGGTATACGGCGGTTCATTAGGTTAAGTTCA